CAACAATCTGTTTCACCTTTTCAGGAATCATGTATATCTCATTAAAATGTTTCTTAACATGCTCTGCTACGAACATAAGCACATCAATTTTGTCCCATGCAATTTGCTGTATTCGTTTAGGGGAAAATAATTCAAATCCATGAAGACGAACAATCCAAAGCTGCCCAGGTTTTTTAGGCATCGTGCAAAGCTTGAGTACGTTTCTTGCACACCATTCTATCCAAATGACATCAGACCATTTAAGCTGGGTGTCTTCCGGCATATTACCAACAGCAAGATTATACTTCTCCATCAACTTGATCTGTAATTCCTGTAAAAATGTGAAAGCGTCGTTCTCGTCATAGATAGATATGTTCTTCACATTCTCTTTCAGCATCAATTTGTCTCTCCATATCGGCATCTTTTGTTCTATATCGATTGTTCCATTATCGTGATACCCAAGCTCAATTGCTTTCTCGGCTGCCTGCAATGCTTTGTAATATTCACCAACATGCGAATATAGAATTGCCATTTTCGCATATGGCAGATACGTGAATGCATCCCCACGCATGAACATTGCTGGTACTTCGGGAACCTTCATGTCACACGCTGCTTTATACCAATGCTCTGCTTCATAGTACTTATTCGGATTCTGTTGTGCTTGTTCGAATGCGATATCACCGAGAAGCAGGTACGGCTCAGGACGTTCCCAGTCATTCTTCAATGCTTCAAGTGCATAATCCCATGCCTTGTCATAATCTTTTTTGATTCCATATATCGTACCAAGAATCAATAGTGCATGAGCTTTTTCCTTCGGCCATTCAGAAATCTTTATGTACTTTTCATACCACTCGGCTGATTTGTCTGTCTCACCCATTTCATGGTATGTCTGTGCAAGGTAGAAATATGCACGTGGTACTTCTGGATGTTCTTCAATATCTTTCAGAAGCAATGTCACATTCATTTCAGCACGTTGCTTTTTCCTGTTGTCTGCATTCTCTTCTGTTCTTTTATGAATGAATACGAGATAAGGCACAGGTCTTTTTAACAATGTACAATCTTTATCCTGTACTATGTAATTATGAACCCTGCCCAAGTATTTATATTTTCCATTATTGCGGAACAACCTCGGCTGATAGAAAATAGTCTGGGGAATCAGATTCTCCAGAGTATCACCAGTAGGATTCATGTAGATCATTGCTGAGAATTCACCAGTAGTAAAAAGGTCTTTACCTTCAATTACTCGCTGCATCAATTCTTCAACAATCTGCTTCGATTTTGGATGTAGAATTTCATGCCCATCCATAATCATTATGAAATCTTTTGTACACTTTGAGATTGCCAGATTTCTTGCACCTGCAAAGTCATCTTCCCATTTGTAATACTCGACTTTATCAGTGTACTTTTTCGCAATCTCGAAAGAATTGTCTGTCGTAGAATCGTCTACGAGTACGACAATTTCATCCACAACACCACTAACACTATCCAGACATGGTATCAGTGTGTTGGCTTCATTTTTTACTACCATTGCCAGTGATAGTGTTGCCCTTTTCTTAAGTTCCATGAGAAATCCTTTCCTTTGTTTTGAATTTTGAAATAAAATAACCCTGCCGAGGGCATTACAGCTGATTCGGCAGGGCGCAAATTTAGATTAGATTACGTATTGGCTCCGACACTGGATGCAGAGAAAACCTTGAAGAGCGATTCTCTACGAAGTTCACCAAAACCAAACAAGCCGTACCAGTATACGTTCATCAACCGCTGGAGTTTATCGAATGGACCACTCATACCCATGGCGGGAGCGATACCTTCCGCATAGCCAACAGCTTGATATCCGAAGAAGTACGTTGTATAAAGGTCAACAGTACCAGAAGCGCCACCATCCTCAACCTTACAGTTCGAGGTTTCAATAACCCTGAAACCTTCAAACTCACCGATTTCTCCGTTGTAGATGTCTGCCGGATCAGCATACTCTTTGGGAGCACGCCATGTACCAGCACCCGTTGCATTCCGAAGATCGTACACGTTGTCCGGGTGGACAATACAAATGTAGAACCGACCATCAGGCTTTATAACGTTGTTACGAGCAAGTCTGTTCCTTGCATAGCGGAAATGCGCTGCTGTAAGTACAGATGTTACAAGAACACTCGATGCAGCCGAACCACTCGCATATTTAACATACGCAGCAACGGTACAAGAATCGTATGCTGCCCTTGCAATGAGGTCAACCGACTGCCCCATATTGTCACCTACGACACGTCCTGCCGAAAGGTCAATATTGGCAAACGACGTTACACGAATCTTACGGGAGGTCGTGACAACCTTACCGTATTCATACATCGTAACTGTCCTCTGGGTCTTACCCATAGTTTCTGCTGTCGGGTCTGTGGTCTCACCAAGAGCACCCGTAGCATTTGTAAGAGCTGAGAAAATCGTGAATGCAACAGCATTACCAGGTTGTGGATCGTTTCCGTTCACGTCCCAGGTTTTTGTCTGTGCAAACTGAGCGAAGAACAGCTGTGGCTGAAAGGCAAACTCAACTGCCTTGCTGAATGCTGTCTTCACCAATCCTGTAAGAGTTGAAGTGTCTGTTTCTGCAAACCAATTCAATCTCACAAGATCAAAAATAGAATTCTTCATTTAGAATTCCTCCTTTTAAAATTGTTTTTATGTGAGATTAATTGATATTATCCTATATCTATTTATTTACCTGTCGCACCAAACCCGGCGATCAATGCGTTTAATTCGTTCATGTTTCTACAATTTTTGATCTGATCTTCCATAGAGACCTTACCAGAACTCTTTTTCCGACCATCGCCTGTATTCCCAGACCCAACATCTCTTTTAGCAGGAACGTCTGTATCTTGACTGTCTTCCTTCTCTTTTGCTTTTGTTGCTATAATTGTTTTGTTGAAGTTTTTAATCCAAGCAATCTTCTTTCTGATATCTACATCAGGTATAAGTGATTGATATTCAGAAGGAAGATCGGTTTTCAATGTTTCGAATTCCTCGTTGAAATGTTCAAGCGTTTCGGCTGCAAATTTCTCCAGGGTGTCGAGCTTTGGCTTTGCCTCTTCGTATAACTTCTTGAACTCTTCCTTCTCGATTCGTGATTTTTCTTTTTCCTCTGCTTCTTTTTTCTCAATTTCTTTGAGCTTGTTCTTTTTCTCCATGACTTCATGAAGCCTATCTCTTGCAATTCCTGCAAGCTTCTGTTTGTCTTTGGATTGTTTTTTTACAAGCTCTTTAAGTTCATCGACTGTGAGATCGGTTTTTGATAGAATCTCTTCTACCTCATCGTCTCTGATTTCATCCTCTTTGCCTTTTCCCTCGGCAGTCTTTGCATCCTTACCTTCATCGGTATCTTTGTCGTCATCTTCCTCAAACCAATTGAGGAATACATCATCGAACGTATTCTGTTCAACTCTCATTTACAAAATCTCCTTTATTTCTTCTTATATCCAGAAGCATAAATTGCAGAAGCTTGCGAATCTGCTTTTTTAATTGCCTCTTTTTTGCCTTGTTCGTCCTTGTAGTAGTATTTCTTACCGGACTTGCCCCATTGTACGAATTTGCCTTTCTTGTCTTTACCTTCATGTGTTGGCATATTATCTATTCCCTCTTAAAAACATCATTCTTGCGTTTTGATGTTGTCTTTCTATATTACTTCCTTCTAAAAAGAATTTGTGCTTTTTAGTATATTCCTCGAATGCTTTCATCTGATTTGTACTTTCTTCAGTTTTTCTAAGAAGCTTTTTAAAATCAGAATCAGACATTCCTTTAGAACCTCTTGGATATCTTCCACTTCCAGGTCCACCCATTATTCATCGTCCTCCTCATATTCTTCTTCATCATCATCTAATTCTTCTTCGTCAAATAATAGTTCACCAGTTTTTATCATATTTCCAATTGTGCCACATCTATCACAATGTAAAGTCGCCATTGGTGTGACTACCGGCCATACACCAATGTATCGAAACCCACAGCGAATACAAATTAATTCAGCTGTGTAATATTCACCATCATATTCGTTCTGTTCTGCTACTGCTCTTTCACCACTTGCTTTTTGTTCATAGTTCATTATCTACTCCT